TAACATTAATTGAATATACTAAAATAATGTATAAAGCAATTGAAAAGAACAATAAATTATTGTTATGTCTTTCTCCCGAATTTCAAACATATGATTTTTGCCGTGATATTATCAAGAAAACACCTTATATCATTACATACATAAAAAATCCTGAATTACGTACAAAAATTCAAAAGGAATTGAATATTGATCTGAATAATCTAAAAGAAGATGATTAATAAAAAAATATTTTTTTATTTTAATTAAAGGAATTTTCATCACAAATAGTTTGTATTATAATTGCAATAAATTTAATTGACATTGTTAATGATAAAATAATTATTGGTATTGAAACAATTATCAAATTTAATGTAGTAAATATAATTATTGAAGTAAAACTAGTAATATTTATATTTAATTTGTATAAACAAAATGATGTAAAAATAATATATGATATTAATATTAATATGCATTCTATTAATTCTGCAAATTTAATTTTTATTAATTTATTAAAATTAAAATCAGTATTATCATTATTATTTATTGTAGTTATTTCGTTGAGTATATCTCGTGACGGCATTGTTTTATTAATTAAAAAAATCACTTTTTGCTGAAATGTGCAGATATTTCCTCAATCGGCCACTTTTCATTTCCCAATTTATTTTGAACAACATAAATAAAATAATCAGTGTAATTTATCATTAAATCTTTTTTTGCTGGTAAATAATGCATTCCAGATTTAAATGGCATGTGAATACCCTTAATAGTAGTTTTAAATTTCGTAAATTCGCACGAATTCAATAATTTAATCGCCGGAGTATCAGTCCAGCAGGGAAGAATAATACAAAAACTAAATGGAGTTTCATATTGTAAAAGCATAGTTATGTAATGAAACATAGCTAACATTATTTCTTCTATAAAAGGTGGATTTGCTTCAAACGAACCACCAACAGAAGAAATATTTGATGTTTCATGTATTTTGAAGAACGAACCTTTCGAACCAAAAACCTTATCTATATCAAATGCTGAACAATACCATTCCGATTGTGTATTTAGAGGAGATGCAAAACATTCTCCTTTAATTTGTAATATTCTCCTCAACGTTTCCAGTAAAATACTTGATATAGTACCTTGATAAATTTCTCCACCAACTGCATTATATCTCGCCAATAATACATAAATATGTTCATCAAGAAAATTTTGATATATAAACTTATTTTTCAAGTTTTCATATATTTCTTTCGTTAAATCAAACATAATTCCCTTGTATGAAACATGATAATTAGAGTTTTCATCAAACCATTTTGATACTTGCTCATTTTTTTCCAGATTAAAGTCTCGTTGTAAAAATAATTCTGACATTCTTATTTCTTGTAATGCTTCTGTGCACATTCCTTTCAAATGTAATTCTATTTGTTGGATTTCCGATTCTTTCTTATCATTTTTTAATAAATCATATTTTAATCCAGCATTTGGTTTTGGATGAAATGGAATAATTGATTTCCAATTCTTAAACACAAATCTTTTTCCTGCCATTATATCTGGTGAATCTGGGGATACATCTATGTTATTATTTATTATCATATTCATATCACTTGTATGATGTTGAATCATACACCATCTTGCAAATAATGAGTTCATGTCATAATTTGGTATATTAAGATTTGTCAACCAATCCAACATTTTTTTGCAGTGAAGAAATTCAATAACTGCATAGGAACACATCATATATATAACCACATCATTGCTAAGTATTAGCGTTATAAAATTATGTGCCCAATCATTGATCGACTTTTGGTAATCATCATATATTCTGTTGAAGTCTTCACTCTTCTTTGGACGTTCCCTTTTTTGTTGCCTACTTGTTCGCATTATTTTTTTAATACAATAGTATTGTTATATTTATTTAAAATAAATTCAAATTTAGAAAACAAAGTATGAATATATGAATGTAAAAAATTGAATTTTTTAAAATTAATTAATATTTTGATATGTCTAATTACTTTGAATTATCAAGTGATGAGTTACTGAAACTCTGTACCAAGCGAAAAATAACTGAAAGCGATGAATGGAAAGATACGATGGTAAATATGTTAATAAAATATGATAATCATATAAAAAAACAAGAAGAAGTTTATGATACAAAACAACACACAAAAATAAAACAATTTTATACAAAAACATATAAAAGACTTAATTCCATTTTAGAAAAATGGTATGAATTATATGATAATCAGTGTAGTGAAGGTAAAATGCGATACAATAGAGGAAGAGACATAGAGAATTTTGTTATTAATACAATAAATTCATTTGGTAATAGGTATCATATAAATTTAGTTGCTGTAAGAGGTGCTGATGATAAGAAAAAAATTGTTATTAATAAAAAAAGTACATTTTATCAACAAGTTGATGTTCATATCTATTATAATGATAAATTTATTTCCGTTGTTGAATGTAAATCATATTTGGATAGTTGTTATTATGCAAGAGCATGTGATGATTTTATAAAATTCAGAGAAGGCGGTTACATTCTTGAAAATTATGTATTCACACTTGAAGACAGCATGAAACAAAATACAAGAACATTTAACGATTGTATGACAAATAACATATGCGATAAAATATTCTGTCTTATGGATGGAAAGCGATCTTCCAAAAAACCTATATATAATAGAAAATATACTAAAAAAATAAATATACAATCAATAAATGTATTTATAAATACACTATGTTATAAATATTTATAATCGTTACAGAGTTATAAATACAATAGTCACAAATCTGTAAAAAAATGTCTATTTTTTATGGATTTGCTACCGTTAGAATTGACATACTTATAATACCTCATATCAATCATACAATACTATTTGTCTAGTAACAAAAGTGTATTTTGTTCACAAATAACATTAGTAATACATACTAGATATAGAGAGGAACGTATGAAGTACGCCTTTAACCCGTGCTAACTCAACGGGAATATATATCTATTCTATAGTATTTGAAATTCAATAATATCAAAATATAGAATTTATAAAATTATGATATGCAAATCATAAGAATATTCATTATATTCTTTGGTTATCAGAATAAATTTTGAATAAATAGTAACAATAAACTATAAAAATCAAAAATGAATATTTTAATTTTGCATACATTATATTTTTTTATTTATTTAAAATGAAATTTTAAAATAAAAAATAAAATAAAAAATAAAATAAATAAATTATTAAAATAATCTATTTAGTCAACTGTTGAAGCCTTCTCATCGATCCAATGACATGCGGTTTTAAAGTATTTTTTATTTAATTCTATTCCAATACATCGTCGATCTGTGTTTAAACAAGCAATTATCGTTGAACCAGATCCCATGCAATTATCTAAAACAATATCATTCTTATTTGTATATGTTTTAATCAACCACTCCAAAAGCAAAACTGGTTTTTGCGTGGGATGTTTTCTATCCGATTCAACTCTATCAAATTCGAGAATTGTTGTTGGTAATCTTTTGCCATCTTTGCTTTCTGATATATTTTCCTTATGTTTTCCATAGTTGGTTTGTTTATCAACACTTTCTTGTGTATTCCATCTTTTATATGGTTTATCATATGTAAATTGAGGATTAAACGTTGGTTGTTTTTTATAAAATATACAAATATCTTCGTGAATTTTCATAGGTTTTCGTTTTGAATTTAGAAAATCAGAAAATTTATTCTTTTTCCATACTAAACAATATCTAAAATATTTCAAATTACTGATAATTAATTGTGATGTAAATGGTTGGCATCCAAATAAAATTATTGCTCCATTGTCTTTAATTATTCTATTATATTCTTTCCACATCTGTTCTACATCAATTTGGAAATCCCATTTGTTCTTTGTACATCCATATGGTAGATCACATAAAATTAAATTAATATATTTATCTGGTATTTTTGACATTTCTTTCAAACAATCTCCATGTATTAGTAATACATCTGCATCGTTTAGCTTATTTAAATGTTTGTTCGTAATTTTACTCATTCTATAAATTATAACTATCTAATTATAAATTTAATATGAATTAAAATAAAATATTGCAAAAAAAGAATAAATAAAAATAAATGTTCTATACCAAAAATTATTAAAATTCTTTCCAGTCATGCAACTTCCAAATATGATAGTGCATATGATAATAATATTATATATAACTCAACTAATAATACAATATAAAAAAATCCAGACTTAAATTGGTATAAATAAAAAATATTATTTTTTTGATTTCTTCTTAATTCATTTAATTCGATTTTTAATTTCTCTTTCAACAATTCCATCAGGTGCACATTCAGCAAGATTTGGAACAATTTTAATAATTTTTTTGAGTTCATTATCTGTAAGATTACGCAAATCATATTCAAATAATACATTTTGATTAATTTTAATTGCATCTAATATACTTATTTTGTCTTGTAAAATTTCTGAGTAATATAATTCTGGGTCAGTTTCTAAAATTTCTCCAATTATTTCGTCTGTTAAATAATCATCAACAATATTGGATACATCATGAATCGCATAGAAACCATCACAACTAGAAATTATATTTGTCAATAGAGAATAAAATAGTTGTTTATAATTAATTTCTTCATCAGTACTCATTTTTAAGTATATTTTATTATTATTTTTTCATTTTTTAATTTCTTATATAATTTCCAAACGCTGTATTATTTTGTTTTAGTAATTTTCACTTTTTTTTAACTCTTTGTATTTTATATTTTGTTATTTTATGTAAATATGTTAATATCATTTAACTTATTTATTTGATCTAATAATAAAATATGACATTTCAAATAATATATCTTTAATTTGTAATGTAATTTTGATAATACATTTATTAAAAAAATTTTAAGTTGGTAATCCAAATTTATTAATTAATTCTAATTCTTCATTAGTTATTTTTATTTTTTTATAAAGTTCATCTTCTGTAATGTTTGGATTTTTATATTTTCTTAAATCTGGTATATAATTAAATGCTGTCCGATTTATTAAATCCTGTCCGTATTTTGTTAAATGTATTACAAGAGAACATATTTTGAATGATAATAGATTTTTTATTATTTTTAATCCATTTTCGTTTCCAAGTATATAGAATTTACTTGAACCACATAAACCTAA